GACCCATTCGCCGGGGGAAGCGTGCGCGGCATCGTCGCATCGCATCTTGGACGGCAGTACATCGGAATTGACCTACGCCCGGAGCAGATAGCAGCCAACCGCGTACAGGCGACGGCAATCGCCAAAGACCCACAGCCTGTATGGATCATTGGCGATTCGCGCCAGCTTGATGTGCTGACGCATGACCTTGACGCCGTGGACTTCATCTTTTCCTGCCCGCCGTATGCCGACCTTGAACGATACAGCGATGACCCACAAGACCTGTCCACGATGGACTACACCGATTTCTGCATGGCATACAGGGAAATCATCGCCAAGGCCGTCGCCAAGCTGAAACCCAATAGATTCGCTGCTTTCGTCGTCGGCGATGTCCGGGACAAGAAAGGCTTTTATCGCAACTTCGTCGGCGAAACGATTGCAGCCTTTGAATCCGCCGGGGCCATCTTGTACAACGAGGCCATTCTGGTCACCGCCGTCGGGTCATTGCCTATCCGTGTTGGCAAGCAGTTCAGCACAAGCAGGAAGCTGGGCAAGACGCATCAGAACGTACTGGTGTTCTATAAGGGCGACCCGAAGCAGATCAAAAAGGACTTTGGCGAGCTTGTAGACATGGCCGGACTTCCCGATGATTCGGTTGTTCCATAACAGGACGCCGCTGTCGCATGATGGAGCTAGACCCGAAGTACTGCGATGTGATATGCTTACGATACTATAACGCGACGGGTAATATACCAATGCGCGAGGATGGTGAGCCGTGGGAGAGCGAAAGCGAGTTGGAGGTAATAGGAAGCCGCAAACCTTCAGGGACTGCGAGAGATGTGGAGTGAGGTTTGGCCCCCTTGATCGACTCTCCCAGAGATTTTGTTCTATGGCGTGCAAGATAAAATCGCAAACCACAGGAAGAAAGCGCGTCACGGTAGCTGTGACTAAAGCTCGAAGCGCCCAGTCCCTACTCCGGTATCACGTTATCAAGGGTCATTTGGTGCGTCCTGCGAAATGTGAACAGTGCGGATCGGAAGGAAAGAAGATTGAGGCCGCGCACTATGATTACACCAAACCGCTAGATGTTCGCTGGCTATGTATTCCGTGTCATCGCAGGTGGGACAAAGAGCAGCCAAAGCAAGGAACCATGTCGGTGATCGTAACCCGCTGGGAGAACGCCACGGGAAAGAAAGCTGAGCTGGTAGCGTAATGGACAAAGAAATACAACCCGAGGACGCTCAAAACACTGTAGAAAACAGAATGCGGGGGCTGATCCCGTGGAAGCCGGGAGAATCAGGCAACCCCGGAGGCAGGCCAAAGACGAAGCTCATCACCGAGGCTTACCGCGCGTTGCTGGACAAGCCGTTCCCCGGCGATCCTCAAGGCAGGACTGGCGCGGAGTTGATTGCGCTGGCGATGCTCAAGGAAGCGATCAAGGGTAAGGTGAACGCAGCGAGTGAGTTAGCAGACAGAATTGAGGGCAAGGCGGCGCAATCGGTTACATTGGGCGGCGATCCCGATAACCCTGTTACCGTGCGCACGCTTAGCGACTTCTACGCGTCCATTCCCAAGCCGGAGAAGTAATGTACACGGCAGAGTACACGCCAACACTGAATCCATGCCTTCGGGCTTTTTGGGAGACGCCAGCGCGGGGCCGTGTGTTATTCGGTGGCAGAAGCAGTAGCAAGTCCTGGGATGCAGCGGGATTCGCTATCGTGCTGGCGTCAACCGTGCGGTGTCGCTTCCTCTGCTGCCGGCAATTCCAGAACAAAATCGAAGAGTCAGTGTACACGCTGCTCAAGATACAGATTGAGCGCTTTGGACTGTCTTCCGAGTTCCGCATAACCGACCGATCGATTGAGCACTACAAGACGGGAAGCACCTTTGTCTTCTACGGGTTGGCCCGCAATCTTCAGGAGATAAAAGGACTTGAGGATGTGGACGTGTGCTGGATTGAAGAGGCTCAGTTTCTAACGAAAGATCAGCTGGAGATCATCGAGCCGACGATCCGCAAAGAGGGCTCGCAGATTTGGATCATATTCAATCCGAAGTTTGCCACGGACTTTGCTTATCAGCGGTTTGTTGTGAATCCGCCCGCTGGATATCTGACCCGCAAGATCAACTACGACGAGAACCCATTCCTCAGCAATACGATGCTTCAGGTGATCGAGCGCACGAGAGCAGAGTCAGAGGAAGATTACAGGCATATCTACCTAGGCGAACCGCGCGAGGACACCGAGGGAACCGTCATCAAGCGTAGCTGGATTGAGGCAGCCATTGACGCGCATCTCAAGCTCGGGTTTGAGGCCAAGGGTAAGAAAACAATTGGGTTTGACGTGGCAGACGATGGTGAGGACGCCTGCGCAAACATCTACGCTCATGGCTCGGTGGCACTGTGGTCGGACGAATGGCGGGCCCGCGAGGATGAACTGCTGAAGTCCTGCATGAGAACCTACCACGCGGCGCTGGAGCGCACGGCTGGCATTCGCTATGATTGCATTGGGGTCGGAGCATCGGCGGGTGCCAAGTTCGACGAGCTTAACCAGGTGCGGGACAAGCATCTGCGGTTGACGTATGCCAAGTTCAACGCGGGCGGCGCGGTGGAGCGCCCTGAAGACTATTACGTGAGCGACCGCCAGGACCGCATCAAGAACAAAGACTACTTCAGCAACCTCAAGTCGCAGAAATGGTGGGAGATAGGCGATAGGTTCCGCAACACATACAACGCCATCAACCGCGGCGAGAAGTTCGCTGAAGAGGACATGATCAGCATCTCCAGCGACATGCCGCACCTGGAGAAGCTAAAGACTGAGCTATCAACCCCAAAGCGAGACTTTGACCGCAACGGGCGCGTAAAGGTTGAGAGCAAAGAGGATATGGCGAAGTCAACGCGGGTCGGTGGGGCTGTGCCCAGCCCAAATTGCTTCGTTGCGGGAACCGTTGTTGAAACTCCACGCGGGCCAGTCCCAATCGAAAATCTATCTGTAGGCGATGAAGTGATTACGCCAATGGGTGCAGCTAGGATCATAGTTCGTCACGTAAATCAAGCGGAGGTAATTTCGGCTTTCGGACTAACAGGGACACCGACACATAAGATTTTCACTTGGAATCGCGGATGGTGCGAACTGCGGATGCTTTCATCATGTGATATACTAGAGTCGTATCATAAATGGAGGCACACGTGGCAGATAATGAACGAGTTGTTTATCGCGGCGAAGTGTTCGCAGTTCTCAACACGGGTCGATACTATTGCTCAGGCAGGCACGGCGGGAAGTACGCTGGCGATGAGCGACTTTTACACCGGCGGGTATGGTCTGACCATTACGGCAAGATTCCTGACGGCCATACAATCCATCACATCGACGGCAATTGGCGCAATAACGAGATTGAAAACCTTGAGTGCATCCCATTTTCTGAGCACGCCCGTATGCACATGCGGGAGCGATTCAAGTCGGAAGAATATCGCGTTCAAAATTCTAAATCTCTTGAGTTGGCGAAAGAGGCCGCAAAGGCTTGGCACGCCAGCGAAAAAGGACGCGAATGGCATAGCCAACACGGGAGAAGTGTCGCAGCCGGTCTGCCATATACGGAGTATGTGTGCATCGTGTGCGGAAAATCATTTCTTTCTCGAAATCCAAGAGGATCGAAGACCTGCTCTCGCACATGCGGAACCGCTATCCAAAGCTCAAAAGCAAAAATCGCTTGCGAGTCGGAGTGCAGGAACTGTGGAACCATGTTTAGACATCCAAAACCGAGAAGAGGGAATATTCACGCATTCTGCTCCAGGAAATGCTCTGCAATCGCGCATAATCGCAACCGTATACAACCTAACACTCGATCGACATAACGCTTACTATGCAAACGGAGTGCTGGTAAAAAATTGCGCGGACGCGTTCATCATGGCGTTTGCCGGGCCGGTGACTTCGACGCTGCGGATATCTCAGGGAGCGATTGACGCGGCGCTGCGTGCGTGATTGATACGATTTATGTTGCGTCCGTGTACGATGGTGTGTATATTGAACACATGGAGGCAACACCAATGACTGTAAATGCAATCGACATCGAAGTCCGCAAGCCAATGTGGGTCGTGGAAGTGTTCAGCACTCGCCGCAACGCTTGGGAGCAAGACGGGGGCGATTCGGCATACTCCAACACATAACAGATGATTTTTTCATGGCTGGGTTCAAGACCGGGTTTCCCAATATGAAGTTTCACCTTTTGTGTTTGGCGGGAGAATAGAAGATGAGCGCATTTTACGATGAACTAGACCGCAAAGAGTCCGAAGGACGCATTGATCGCGTCTTCGCCAACCGTCCCGAAAACCTTCACGATTATCAGGGCTGCGTAAGTCAGACTCGCGAAGCCCTGGAGCACGCCGAAGCGATTCTTAGCCGTAGCGCGATGCTTTCAACGAACTGCAACGGTGTAGGGCCAAGCACAACTACCAGCGTTGCGCTGGCGAAGGTACGCGCCGCGTTGGTGCTTATGGGGGCAGAATGAGCCTAGACATTCGCAAACCAAAAGGCTATCGCAAAGCATCCATCCAAGACCCGCCATCATGGTCTGCCAATCCTGCCGTCTATTCAGCGGAAGATGTGTGCGTGATGATTGATTGCTTTCCGAATGTACTGCCTGAAGTCGCGCAGGTAATGAAGGATGCGATTCACAGGGGAGAGTGTCCGCACGCCGTCAGGGTATCGCTCGGCCTGAAGCCCGTAACGATGTATGCACCGGTTGAGGCTGCTGATGGTAAAGACGTAAAGAGCCCCCTATGAGCCA